ATCACTTAGATAAGGGTTGGTATTAAATACTAAATGGCTAACAAGAATGGTCGCAAAGGTTCTTTATTCGAGACAACTGTACTTAAATGGTTGCGCTCTAAAAGTGTAGTGGCTGAAAGATTAACTAAGGCTGGTGCTAAAGATGAAGGCGACATTGTTGTTATGGCAAATGGTAAAACATATATCCTGGAACTCAAGGCGACTAAAGCACTCAAGTTGCCTGAGTTCTGGAGTGAAGCAGTAATAGAAGCAAAGCACTATGCAGAGGCTCGCTCACTAAGCGCGACACCACCTTCATATGTTATAGTTAAGCGTAGAATGGGTGGTATAAATCAATCATGGGTGGTGGAAGATCTTGACCAATGGATTCGCAAAGTCACGTCGTGTAAATGTATTACCGATTAAGGATGTACTAGAACATTATGGAGCAAAAGTTCCTGAACGAAATGGATGGAGCAGTATCAGATGTCCCTTCCACGATGACACACACAGATCAGCAACAGTCAACATTAGAGAAAATGTATTTTGTTGTTTCGCCTGTCAAGTTAAGGGCGATACTTACAGAATTATTATGGACAAAGAGGGGATAAGGTTTAATGAAGCAATCAAGTTTGCAGAAAGAATCTCTGGGCAAAGCAGCAAAGTATTACGCAGCAGCAATACACGAAGCAGAGGATTACCTCGTAGAACGGGGGATTACTCTGGAGGTAGCCAAGAGAGTGGGCTTGGGCGTCGTACTAGATCCGATAACGGGACACGAGCAGTATGAGAATAGGCTCTCCATTCCGTATATTACACGTTCGGGTGTGGTTGACATCAGGTTTAGATCTTTGGATTCCCAAGAGCCGAAGTATATGGGGCTCGCTGGTGCGAGTACACACCTCTTTAACACCAAAGCCTTCTTCAAAGCGGCGTCATTTATTTGTATTTGTGAAGGTGAGATTGACACGATTACGTTGGATTATGTTTGTAATATACCTTCGGTGGGGGTACCAGGAGTGAACAACTGGAAGAAACATTACACTAAATTACTAGCAGACTTTGATAAGGTCTTTATGTTTGCTGATGGTGATAACGCTGGACATGAATTTTCTAAATCATTAACCAAAGAATTAGGTAATGTTATTACTGTGCAGATGCCAGAGGGTGAAGATGTTAACTCAATGTATCTTAAGCATGGTGCTGATTACTTCCAACAAAAGATTAGTAACTCCCAATGAGCGTACTTATTCCATCTGACGAAGGTTTCCGTTGCGAAGATTGTGAGTTCAAGACTGAGGATATTTTCTTATTCTTACAACATTGTGACATTTGTTTTTCATGGAACTTACGTTTAAGCAATCGTTATAGTGTTGACTTGTTCTCAATATTAGAAGAGATCAATGCGATGTTAGTGCAAGGACAAGTTCAGGCTGCTGTAGAAATAGTCCAGTCAGTTACCTTGGCTCTTGTTAATTCTTCCGAAGGTGAGAAGACCTTTCATAAATTTCTTAATGAGGCTATGACAGTTGAATCTACAGTAGACATGTTACAAGGGATAGAGGAGATGCTTAAACAAGATGGCAACGATGAAAAACATACCTGATCCTACAGATTTTGAGATAGCAATATGGGAAGAAGTTGAAGAACTTGTTGCTTTGCTGATATCTAAACATAAAGATTACGGCCCTAAGAATATATCTAACGCACCTGGTGGTGCGCTGAATGGACTAAGAGTTCGGATACATGATAAGACTGCACGTATAAATAACTTATACGACAGTATTAGAGACATGGCGCCTGAACATGAATCCTTTGAGGATTCGTTTAAGGATCTAGCAAACTATGCGATAATCGCATTGTTGGTACTGAAAGGAAAATGGGATCAATGAAAATATTTGGACCATATAAAGGTAGTAAACAGAACGGCGGTAGACCAATCTTTGTTATTAAACGCAAGAAGAAAGATGGCACTACCGAAACTACATCTACCAATAAAGCCCGTCTTGATTACAAGAAGGCTACTGGTAAGAAACTAAAACGCAGTACAGATGTCGATCATAAAGATAATGGTGGACGTGCTGGCCGTGATGGCATTGGTAATCTCCAAGCAATGTCTCATTCTAAAAATGTAGGCAAAGAAAATAAACGGAGAGCGAAGAAAAAATGAGTAAAGCAATCGTCGTAATCTCAGATCTTCAGGCACCGTTCCACGATGTGGACGCTGTGAATGCTGTAAAGAAATTCATTTATGCTTATCAGCCTGATTCTGTAGTATCTGTGGGCGACGAGATAGATTTTCAAAGTATCAGTCGTTGGGCAAAAGGGACTGAACTTGAATGGGAAAGATCAATAGGTAAAGATCGTGACATAACTGTTAAGTTGTTAGAAGATTTAACTGTTGAAACTATTGTACGTAGTAACCATTCAGATAGATTATTTAATAAGATACGTTCATCTGCTCCTGGATTTTTAGGATTACCAGAGTTAGAGATTGAAAAGTTTCTAAAGTTAGATGAACTTGGTATCAAGTATTCTCATGGGCCTATAGAGATTGCACCTAATTGGTTGCTAATGCATGGTGATGAGGGTAACGTTCAACCGACAGCAGGGGCTACTGCTCTCGGACTTGCAAAGCGAAGTGGTATGTCAGTTGTATGTGGACACACACATCGTATGGGATTGGCTCACTATACTCAGGCTTGGTCTAATGGATCTCGTGCTGTATGGGGTATGGAAGTCGGACATCTTATGAATATTAAACATGCTAAATACATCAAGGCTGGACTATTTACGTGGCAACAAGGGTTCGGGATCTTGCATGTAGATGGTAAGAATGTTACTCCGCAAATTGTTCCGATTGTTAACAGATCGTTTACAGTCGAAGGAAAAACGTGGCGGTGGTAAAGAAGTTTATGGAAGAATATGATGGCGTAGTTGCGTCTGTTGCTTATGAGTTTTCTCGTAAGTATCGTATGGTTGAGACAGATGATCTACGCCAAGAGTTATGGGTGTGGTTTTTAACGCACCCTAATAAAATTAAATACTGGCAGAAGGAATACAACAGCAAGGAATGCACAAAACTTGTAGCGCGATCTTTACGTAACTCTGCGAAAGATTACTGTCAAAAAGTTAAGGCTAAGTCCTCTGGATACCGCGTGGAAGACAACTATTATTACGATAAAAACATGCTAGAATCGCTATTACCAGCGGTTTTAACTGGTGATAGAGAGGCTCCTTCGATCAATGATTTGAGCACTTCTAACGTAAAAAAGGTTGCGTCTGAGGGTAATAATTGGCCAGCGTTGTGCTCAGATGTTGAGAAATCAATCAGCAAATTGGCTAAGGAACAGCAAGATATTATTTATTTGCGTTACGCTAGTGGGTTAGAATTAGGCGCAATAGCATCAGAGTTATCTATCTCACAAGATGCTGTGCGTATGCGTGTCAACAGGGCGTTAAAGAATATGTTAAACTATTTAGGTGGTAATTATCCGCGTAAAGAACGGGACTACACGGAAGAAGAAATTACTACGCAAGAAGGATCTGATAATGTTATTGAACAAGAATTGGAGATTATTGTAGATGATACAGACGCAAGTGATGTGTGACAGCAAGGTATGTACAGAACCAACACAAACTTTTGGCTCGCGTGAGAGCGTGTGTCACGCGTGATATGTGTGTCATGCCAGCACGCTGGCAACATGAACGAGTATGGGCGTGAAGATTTAGCAAACTTTAGACACCGCGATTGTGAGTACGCGGATTGTGCGTGCCAGCATAAGGTAGGTAATTGGGTAATAAAAAAACCCCCACGCACCAATGATGCGTAAGGGTTTTCCTAAGCGAGATAGGTATCAGCCAAATCTCGTTTAAGCATTGTCTATACGGATAACACTTGCTTGATCTCGGTACTTTGTACATCAAAATAATCACGCAGTTTATTATCTACTAGATTTTGTACATTACACACACTCTCAAAATGTACATCATCACGCGTAGTAAGTTCTATGCGTAATACATATTTCTCACTCATAACCTCTCCTTTCCTATCTCGTCTACAATCATCATGAGCACGCTGTCCACGCATGTCCATAATTCCTTATCGCGATTTATTATACGCTTAGCCTTTGTCCACTCAGACGAAGTTATATCTCGCCCAAGTAGCCCACTCATCTCCTCTTTGCGTAAGAGATTAACTACATCTCCGCGTGGTATATTCATTAGTCTAACCTCTCTACTTCGAGTACATGCTTGACCTCTGCCTCATCAAATGACCACACACGCCACTCATTGACAGCATCAACGGCTAAATCACACGCTTGATACACATCATCACAGGTTATATCCTGATACATGACAACCATACACTTAGCCTTTACACGATACGTTCCATAATCACTCATTTACTCCACCTCTCTTACAGTAGCACGCATGGCACACAGGTATATTATCTTGTATGCCAGCATCACGTAAATTACCACAGTAGCGACACTTCATAGCGCTACCCCTATAATCGTAGTTACGATCACAAGTGTAGCAAACGCAAGCCAACCTATGAAACGTAATTGTTCCCACACAGTTTCTTGTGTGAACTTATCATCATCATACATTATCCCACTCGCTTTCATCATACGTTCTTGGTTGTATATCTATACCTAACGGATTTTCGTACGTAAAGGTTAGGCTTGTAGTTTTTATACCTCGCAAGCGTTGTTCCTCAGCACGCTCATACTTATCTTTGTTTGCCCATATACCATCTAAGTCTGTCCATTGTATCGCGTAATCTGAACACTCAGTAAACGCAGGACAACTTAAGCATGTGTTTCTAGCACGCATGGCTTCGGGTGTGTATGAGTATCTATCACGAATACCCACACGGCCTCTCGGATCACTTGACGGAGAGAACTCAGGAAACCAATCATCAGGCGTAGCGCTACCTGCGCATGATGCTTCGTTTGTGAACTTAGGGAACGTCATAACATACCACCTTTCATTAGGAATACACGGAACGAACATCTAGCATCATCTCCCACACATGGGACATGACGTTCTACACCACACGAAGCACATGGGTACTCGTATGGATTATCTATATCAAACATATCGCTAGGCAGGGGTGAATACTTAGCGGTAGTTTTCTGCGTGCTTGGTGAGTACGTAATTTTTACGCGTATCGGGCCGTCAATTTCCCAGCCTTCCTCAACGTGAAAATACTCACCAGCATTGAGCATGACAGTAGCGGTTTCATTACCAACACGTGTTGTTTTCCACGCGATAGTGTCCCAATCGCTAACCTTCTTGCGTAGTGTATGGATATCCATATAACACTCCTATCTTTGCCATGCCACACGTGTAGCAATAGTTTCTTTCCTCGTGATAATCGTATAGGGGTATCCATATAGGCGTATCACATTTCCAACAGCGACCATCTACACACTCAGTTGTTCGCATTAGCCAACTCCTTATCGTGTCCGATTTGTCCAGCCTTCACACGATATTCGTGTGCTTTGAGTAACCACCTACTAGCATCTACCAATTTACTCTCAGCAACAGATAACTCATAGTGCTTGTAGCACATATCAGCCATGCTTGCGTATGCCCTTGCTGGTGGTGTCTTTGCTATGCGTTTCATTACAGCCCCCATGCCATTTGGTATGCGGTATCTGTGTGTTGCTTTGTCGCTGGCTTGTAGCACATACACATATCTGATGCGCTATCACACCATTGACACGTATGACACATTGGACAGACAGCATCTTTCTCAAGCCTGTCCTCATCTATCAACGCATTACATGCCACACATGGGAATACACCTTCATTATCATACGGATAAAAACTCCCGTAAGAATTGACAGGTGTCCAGCGTGAGTAACCATAGTCAGCCTCGCAACTGGTGTTAGACCACCACACTTTACTCTCGTCCTCTTGTCCTTTGTCAGCGTGTATCAGGTACATCTGATAGTCAGCCGTTGGGTCTACTGTAAGCACACATAACTTAGAGCCTGACGTGTACTCCTCGATCATGTTGTACATGTGTGGATTATCTAGCGCCTTGACACCGCCCATTTTCGCAAGCACATCTTCCGTAAAGATGCGTGTGTCTGAACGTGTATCACCAGCAGGTATATCTATTGGCAACACGCCATTGTGCGCTAGTACAGTTTGATCGTCTAACACGTAGAAGGGGTGGCAGTTTTCTAGATTGGTAGTGCCGTGTGTTGCGTATCTTGCGTGCCATAAGGCGTAGTCATCAGGATACTTAGCACGTACCTCAAGGAAGCGATTGACCGCATCATCAGCGTTCATTGTGTGTTCGACAATGATGCGCTTCTCTCGTGATACCACGATAGCGAAGCCGAAGCCGTCAGGATTATTGATCGCGGAATACATCAACTTATCACGCGAAGGTAATACATTGGGCGGTACTACACATAACATACACATTAGATTTCCTCACTCTCGAACTCTCTCGTATTATCGAGAGTACTCTGTGCGATTTGCGCAAAGTTTTCATACTTGTCTTTGTTATCTAACACGTAACTCATGAAACGTATCCAACCTAACTGCTTGTCCTTTGGATTTATTTTCATGTTACGTGTGTACTCAACGGCTGAGTGAATAAACTCTATCGCTGAGAGTATACGTGCTGGCTTAAGTGAACCACGAAACACACGAACCTCTAACGTGTGGTCGTTTTGTGAATTGACCGCCTCATACCTGTCGGCTGTATGTCCGAACTTAACCTTAGGTACGAGTGCGCCCTTGTCATTAAATCGTGCGAAAGAACTGCTTCTGCCTGCTATCGCACGAACTTGTATTCCGTTATCGTAGATAAGTTTCTGAAAGCGCAACTCGTGTGCTTCATCACGTTGTCCACCTCTACGGAAAGCCGTACGAGATATATGTACATGTAAACCACATGTATCTGTATCCCATGAACGGAAACCTTTACTGCGTAGTGAGCGTAGAAAACTCCAATCAGTACGCTTCCACTCATCAAAGGTGTGTGGGTGAGATACTATCTCGAAACCATTTTCGAGTGAGCCATCTCGCTTGAGATATACACGTGAGCCAAGCGCATCTTTAACTATCTGTGCGCCACTCTCACACCCCCAACCATTATTATCCTCGACCTCTAACTCAAGCCCGAAGTAATAGGTGTCTGACCCGAAAAACATAGGGTCAGGCTTGTACATGTACTCGTAGATTATGCTGTTACTTTGGCGATAACACTCGTGGCTATCGTCTTCGTACATTTCGTAACCACACTCACCGCAATCCCATGATGAGTCAAAGCAACGTGTACATAAGCGTTGGTCGCGAGCATCTGAGTAATGTGTATCGGTGTAGTATCCGTCACACCAACCACACGTACTAAGTTCGCCAGTAGCATCATATTTATCAAAACACTCTTGGCATACGGAATTTCCGTTTACCTTGCTGTAAGTGTGTGAGTTAATCATATACTTATCACACTCACACTTAAACATACATGATGAGTGAACTGTGTATTCATCACCATTGTCGTCTTGTGCGATAGTTATAAGTGTCTGAAGTTCCATTACACGCATGTCTGTTGCCTCGAACATGTATCCTGTACATACCTCACATGTATCTCGTTGCTCAACATGTACGGGGAAACTGCTATATGGCAGGATTAAGTTGTACAACGCACTTGTACTCTGTTCATTTAGCGTTGCGTATAGACTATTAAAGTCCTCAGTAGTAAGCGTATTCTCAATGGCTTTTGAGCGTGTACACTTCTTACAGCGTGGTGTGAGTAGCGTGTATCCGCCCTCGTCAAGATATATTTCCTGCTGGAACAATGGTGCGCCAGTACCGCAAGCACACATGCCCCAACCAGCAGTTACGATAATCACTTTGTTAAGCGCATCGCGCCCTGCTTGTGTGATTTGCCCATACCAATCGTGAGTATCTATCTCACGATAGTAGTTGGCAAACGTACCCTCGTTAGGGGGTATCCGTGTGTTAGGCACTTTTCTCCTTTCCTTCGTCTATGACGAACTTCATAACATCTCGCATACCACTTGTGATAACTTCCTCACCTGTGAATACATTTGCTATACGGAAAGCATCATCTCGTGTATTACACCTGATAGTGCCTTCTAACCAAGTTTTCCACCCATGAACAATAGGCGTCATTGGGTCTACAAACCAATACCCGTTTTCATGTGTGATGCGGTAATTGCCGAAGGTATAAGTGTTATAATCAACCTTCTTGAGTAATTCGCTCATGCGTGCTACTCCCAATCACTCATCTCACGGATTTTCCGTGATAGTCGAGCATTTTGTAGTGCGGTGGTAGTGATAAGCGTGATACTTAATGACAACGCGATAATGATTGCGATGCCGTCTGTGATCTCGATATACATGTAGTTCCTTTCGTGATGATAAAGAAACCCTCTCAAGCCTACGAAGGAAATGAACTAACCTCGCCTGAGAGAGTTTCTTGGTGATCTTTTGACCACCGAAAACCATCATAGCAGATCGGTTTTTAGCCTCAAAAAAGCCCCAAAGAAAGAAAGAAACCTGTGCGTATGAGAAAAATATAATTTGATTTGGTTCACAAACGAATCGTAGGTGCGTGTGACAGCAAGGTATGTCGTGTGCGTGCGTGCTAGACTTCGGCTGTATGTGTGTACGACAGCGATGTATGTAGCACGTGTGCGCTCAGGAGTATCCGTAAAATACGGACAATTTGGACACTACGCTCACCACGTATAGGGCAGATCATCACCAACACAAACCAAAGCCACCGAATAGGAACGGACAAACTAGGACAAATCGCCCCAGTTTTACGCTCAGATTAGGTTTTTGGCTCGGTTTGATATAGACTTTTACCAATGCCAAATCGGCAGAGTTTGGAAAGGAAATAATGAACGCACAAATCAAGGAACTAACCGAGCAATTACCAATCGCGAAAGATGTTCAGAAATCAATCGCAAATCGTTTGGAAAGCGCACTAACTAAAAGCGGAAGCGCTTCATCTCGCCTACGCATGGCAAGCCAATCACTCAACGCACTCGCAAAATCTACGAGTGATGATGAAAGCGGATACGCTGATCTATTCGCTCGTATCTTCGAAATTGGCGCTCAAATAGGCGTGGACAACAAGAAGCCAACCGAGCCAAAAGCCACACGGGAAATCTGGTTTGATGCTGATAGTCCTCAAGCGCAAGCAATTCTCGCAAGCAAGAAGCCAAAACCACGCAAGACTAAGCGTGTAGCAGATGCCACAAATCTCGTGGAAGCAAATCAAATCCTGCGCGAGATGCTGGAGAACATGCTCGCTGGCAAGTAGTCGCCCGACACAAACCGCCCCGCGTGTGGATATATTCCACGCGTGGGGTTGTCGCGTGTAAAAAATTCGCCTCGCTTCGCTCGGGAATAAGGCGCTATCGCGCTTATTCGGGAGGGGGCTCTGCCCCCTTGCCCCCCGACGCCCTGCAGGCGTGGCATAAGGTGCGCTCTGGCGCACACTTACTCGCTCGCTCGGCCAAAGCATTCGGGAAAAAGACCCCGATGCTTTAACCTCGCTCGCGGGGTATACTACACTATCCGTTTATATATTTTTCAGATTATACGGGATATTAAAAAGACGAGGTGTTCGGTTTACCCTATCTGAACGGGTTAGTATATATGTAAGGGTAAAACGAGCGGACGTCAATAGCGAGTTTTCTCGGAGGGCTTAATGCCCTCCTCGAGGGGTAGTGAGGCGCCTGAAGGCGCCGAACGAAGGGGAGATTTTAATAGGGGGTCATATATGGGGTTTAAGGCGGGTGGAGAACACCACAGCGTTATAGCCTTGAAGGAAGCGAAGGCAAAGGTAATCGACTTTGCTAAGCAAGGACTCTCACTCCAAGATGCTATCATCAGGGCTGGCAGAAAACCTGATGTACTCAAAGACTGGAAGAAAGACCTTAAGTTCATGGCTGAACTTGAGAAGGCCCGTGATGAAGGCAAACGCTCCCTAAGCATAGTCTCAGGGGACGCTAAATTTAATATTGGCTTTGAAGAGTTCTCACGAGAGTTCCTAGACTCACCCATCTTCCCACATCATAGATCATGGATTGATGTGCTTGAAGGTCGGGAGCCATCATGGACTCATGACTCTATGGTATATGAACCAGCCTCCTCAAAACGGCTACTTATAAATGTACCCCCTGAACATGCTAAGTCTACAGTGATCACAGTTAACTACTGTGTCTATAGAATAGCCATGAATCCTAATGTTAAGATTACTGTTGTATCTAAAACCCAAGAGCGTGCTAAAGAGTATCTATACTCAATCAAGCAACGCCTAAGTCATGAACGCTGGTCTAAGTTCCAAGCCATCTACGGAAGTGCTGGAGGTTGGAAAGAAGACTCTGACTCTTGGAAGGCTGACCGCATCTATGTGGCACGTGACTCTACTGAAAAAGATCCAACTGTCCAAGCCCTAGGTATTGGTGGTCAGATCACAGGTTCAAGATCAGACTTGATTATACTTGATGACGTTGTGACTACTACCAACGCTCACGAGTGGGATAAGCAACTACTATGGCTACAGCGAGAGGTTATCACACGTCTTGGCGATGCTGGTAAGTTACTTATTGTAGGGACAAGAATTGCATCTAACGATCTCTATCGAGAGATACGTAGTCCTGAGCACTGGTCTAGTGGTAAGACACCATTCACCTATATGTCAATGCCAGCAGTATTAGAATTTAATGATGATCCAAATGACTGGGTAACACTATGGCCTAAGTCCCATATACCATGGGAAGGCTCAGAGGGAGAAGAACCAGATGAAAATGGGCTATACAGGAAATGGGACGGCTCCGCTCTATTTAGGCGCCGAAGTGAAGTTTCAGCCGCTGCCTGGGCTTTGGTTTATCAACAGCAAGACATACAAGAAGACTCTATTTTTCCACCTGGTTGTGTACAAGGCTCAATCAATGGGATGCGTAAACGCGGGCCGTTAAAACCAGGAGCAGCAGGACACCCTAAAGAAGTGGGTGCTTGGTATACCATTATGGGCTTAGACCCAGCCATGGCAGGTAAGACTGCAGCAGTAGTTATAACAGTAGATCGTAACACACGTAAGCGTTATATACTAGATGTTGAGAACATGAAGGATCCTACACCTCAAAAGATCCAACAGTTAATTGAAGATTGGTCTGAGAAATACAGTCCACAAGAGTTACGAATTGAAACTAATGCTCATCAAAAGGCTTATGCCCTAGACGAAGATTTACGTTCATTCTTAGCATCAAGAGGTATCAGGTTTTCAAGTCAGTTCACAGGAAAAAATAAATGGGATACATCTTTCGGTGTAGCCGCTATGTCTGGTCTATTTGGCACTATGCGAAATAACCTACATCAAGATAACAACCTCATCGAACTACCTTCTCAAGAAGGCTCAGAGGGCATCAAAGCCCTTATACAGCAATTGATTACATGGAAGCCTGATACTCGTGGTCCTACTGACTGCGTTATGGCTCTGTGGTTTTGTGAACTAAGAGCACGTGAAATTATTAATAACGGAAAATTTAATCAAACCCATATATATAACAAGTGGGCAACTCAAAAACAAATAGATACTCGGTACTCAGTTAACGTAACTGATTATGAGATGTCAGTATATGAATAGGATATAGATGTTATCAGATATTGATTCAATTGCACGCCGCGTTGAGAACCTAAAGCAACGTAACATGGCAAGAGATTCCCGTATGGGAGATATTCTTGCTGTTCGTAAGGGTAAGATGGTTGAGGTATTCCCAGACCTATTTCCTGCTGGTATGAACTCTGCTATGGTGGCTAACTTTGTTGACGTTGCTGCTCGTGATCTATCTGAAGTACTTGCTCCACTACCATCTTTTAATTGTTCTACAACTAATACAAGTTCAGATCGTGCTCGTACCTTTGCTGATAAGCGTGGTATGATTGCAAACAACTATGTATACAACTCACGCCTACAAACTCAAATGTACTGGGGCGCTGACTGGTATTTTACATACGGCTTTTTGCCAATCCACGTTGAACTAGACTTTGAAACAAACATGCCACGCATTCGTGTGGAAGATCCACTTGGTGCTTATCCTGAGTTTGATAGGTTTGGCCGTTGTATAGCATATGCTAAGCGCTATGTTAAGACAATAGGAGAACTTGCTAACGAATATCCTGAGTTTGCTGGACAGATCCTTGGTAAAGAAGGATACAATCAGAATACTAATCAACAATTAGAACTTATTCGTTAT